AATGTGTTCCTGAATGCCGCCAAGGCCGTGTTCGGTGATGTAAAGACCCTCGACCGCACCCAGGTTCTGGAAATCTGCTCTAAGAAGAAAGTCTCATATCCTAACTGGCTCGTAAACGATCCACAGTATCGTGTTGGTCGTGGTGTTTATAGCCTGACTGGTCCCGTTGCGGCTAAGACCAAGCGCGAAACGACCAGCACCAAGTCGGTTGTTATGCCGACCGTTCCTGTTATGGCCGCTCCTGTTGAGGTTGTCAACCAGGCTGACATGGCTCTTGCTGCGGTCAATCTTAATGTTCCTGCGGCTATCAACCTTGTGCCCGACAAGGCCAATGGTTATGTGCCGTTTGGGCACTTCACGGATGTCCGCACTATCGTAAAGTCTGGTAAGTTCTATCCCATGTATATCACGGGCCTTTCTGGCAACGGCAAGACCATGATGATTGAACAGGTCTGTGCCGCCGAAAAGCGCGAAATGGTCCGTGTAAACATTACGATTGAAACGGATGAAGATGACCTGATCGGTGGTTTCCGCCTTGTTGATGGTAAGACTGTCTGGCAGAATGGCCCTGTTATCGTGGCTATGGAGCGCGGTGCTGTCCTGCTCCTTGACGAGGTTGACCTTGGCTCTAACAAGCTTATGTGCCTTCAGCCTGTCCTTGAAGGCAAGCCTGTTTATCTGAAAAAGATTAACAAGGTCATCACGCCTATGCCTGGTTTCAACATTATCGCTACTGCTAATACCAAGGGCAAAGGCTCGGATGATGGTCGCTTTATTGGCACCAATGTAATGAACGAAGCGTTCCTTGAGCGTTTCAGCATTACCCTTGAACAGGAATATCCTGCTTCTAAGACTGAAGAAAAAATCCTCAACAATGTGCTGGCCAAGGCTGGTGTTGAGAATGGTGATTTTGTGTCTAAGCTTGTTGCTTGGGCTGATATCACTCGTAAGTCCTTTTATGAAGGCGCCGTTTCGGAACTTATCTCGACGCGCCGACTTGTCCATATCTGTGAGGCCTTCACCATCTTTAGTGATCGGGAAAAGTCTATTCAACTTTGCCTGAACCGCTTTGATGTTGACACCAAGCAATCTTTCCTCGACCTCTATAAGAAGATGGACGAGACTGTTGCGCCCACTACCAACGAGGCTGTTGCCAATACCACAGTCACGATTGATGGTCGTCCCACAGCAACTTACTAAAAAGTGCTTGACACAGGTTCTTTCCTGTGTTATAGTGGAGTCATGATGGTAAATGGTCACAGCCATCATGATTACTTCATAACCTAAATGTGACTATAAGGAGAGTATATAATGTCTCAGCTAAGTCGTGTTGCCAAGGTCCTGCGTCAGAACCGTCGTGGTGCTGGTGTCACCGTTGCCAAGATTGCCAAGCTTGCCGGTGTTTCCAAGTCAACCGTTTACAAGCGCGTTGCTGATCTCCGCCAGGAACCTGGCCGCGTGATCTACAGCAACTACCGCATGGTGAACGGCCAGCGGAAGCTGCACTACCGCATCGCAGCCTAATCTAGGCTGCTAACAGCAAAGAGGGCGCCTATATAGAGTAGGTGCCCTCTTTCTTTATTATAGGAGTAATTATTATGGAGTTATCGATCAAGATTGAAGACCTCAGAAAAGCTAAATTGTTTGTTGCTACTCCCATGTATGGTGGTAATTGTCATGGTCTTTACACTAAGACAAGTCTAGATTTACAGGGTCTTTGTGCTAAGTATGGTGTCGAAATTCGTTTTTCTTTCCTGTTTAATGAAAGCCTAATCACAAGAGCCAGAAATTATCTTGTTGATGAATTTCTCCGTTCTGGTTTTACCCATCTATTGTTTATTGATTCCGATATTGCATACGATCCAAATGATGTTATGGCTCTAATTGCTCTTGATAAAGATGTTATTGGCGGGCCATATCCTAAGAAATCAATCAATTGGAAAAACATTTATTCTGCGTCTAAGAGACAAGTAGAGAATAAAAACGACAAGTTTGATCCAGGTGAACTTGATGGTCTGGTTGGTGATTATGTTTTCAATCCTGTTCCTGGCACCAAGCAGTTCAAGGTTACAGAGCCTCTTGAAGTTATGGAAATCGGAACTGGCTTTATGATGGTCAAGCGCCCTGTTTTTGATAAGTTCAAGGAAGAATATCCGCACCTCAACTATAAGCCCGATCATCTTGGCCAAGCCAACTTTGATGGTTCAAGATACATCCATGCATACTTTGATACCGTGATCGATCCAGATTCTCACCGTTATCTATCAGAAGATTATATGTTCTGTCAGTATTGGAGAGCAATCGGCGGCCAAATCTGGCTTTGCCCATGGATGAAGACGCAGCATATCGGCACATATGCCTTTACTGGCGATATGAACAAGATTGCTGCTCTGACAGGCAACCTCTAATGCCTCTTGTAGGAAAATATTTTCTTTTTTCTACGGATGAATATTACACTCACGGAAAAATTCTTGAAGATTTGAGTGAAGGATTTTACCTCGTTCATAAAACTGGTTGTGAAAGACCTTATAGTTGTGTTTACCATTTAGCACAATTAACGGAGGGCAATGAAGGTCGATCTTGCCAATTTTTTGATTCTGAAGTAGAATTACAAGATTATCTTACATGGCTTCAGGAACCTTCTGAACCGGACAAAAAGAAAGTCCTAAAACTGGTGAAAAGTGATGACGATTGAATACAAATATGATGAAGATAAGTCGATAGAGGAAATCAAAAACTATATCGACTCCACCTATGGGCAACATTACTCACAAAACAAGTACCAGGCCACCGAGTTTATTATTGATGGTGGTCATGGTACTGGTTTTTGTATTGGTAATGTTCTGAAGTATGCCCAGAGATATGGTAGAAAAGGAAGACCTGAAGATTGGCGCAAAGACCTAATGAAGGTTATTCATTATGCTATCATTCAATTACATGTTCATGACAAAGAGAACTTGTAATTCCTGTAAATCTGTGTTATTATTGACCTGTGAAAATCAACCTCTAAGGAGTTTATATGATGAAGTTATCTGATGATATGCTGTCTATGATGAAGAACTTTTCTTCCATCAATTCAAGCATCGTTCTGCGTAAGGGAAATGTTCAGCGGAGTATGTCCTCTAACAAGACTGTTCTGGTCGAAGCAGAGTTTGCGGATGATATTCCCGTTGACTTTGGTATCTATGATCTGAACCAGTTCCTTGGTAATGTCATGACACTGAATAATCCTGATCTTACTTTCAAGGCCGATTGTGTGGTCATGAATGATGGTAAGATGAAGCTTGAATATCATGCTTGCTCGCCTACCCTTATCATTTCTCCACCCGATAAGGATCTTGTTATGAAGAGCGTGGATGTCAAGTTTGATATCACCACAGACATTCTCAACAAGATGCTCAAGCTGGCCACGATGAACAATCTACCTAATCTGTCCATCATCGGCAAGAATGGTAAACTTGTGGCTATGGCTCATGATAAGAAGGCCGACACATCTAACACCGTTATGACTGACCTCTGCCCGTATGATGGCAAGGACTTTGATGCTTCGTTTAGTGTTGATAACATCAAGGTCATTTCTGATGATTATACAGTAGAGATTATGGGTTCTGGTTTCTCCAAGTTTACCAGCAAGACCCGCAAGCTCAAGTATTTCGTAGCATTGGAGTCCAAGTAATGAGTATGATTGGCCATAATAAGCCGCATGTAAGCCTCAACTCTCTTTCAGCGGAAGATCGTAAGAAGATCAAGGGCACCATCATGGAACTGAATGATTCCATGACCCGTATTGCCGCTGAAAGAGACTTACAGAAGGAAGCGGTCAACAATCTTTATGATAGCCTTGGTGTAGATAAGAAACTTATCAAGCGTATGGCCAAGGCTTATTATAAGGCTAACTTCAATGAAGAGATTGAAGAGAACAATACCTTTGAAGACTTCTATAGTTTCATTGTCAAGGGTGAAGATAAGTGACAGAATTTCTCTGGGTTGAGAAATATAGACCACATAAAGTCTCTGATTGTATTTTGCCTGAGCGTATCAGCAAAGTCTTTCAGGGCTATGTAGATAGTCAGTCTATTCCTAATCTCATGCTGACTGGCACGGCTGGTGTTGGTAAAACCACCGTTGCTCTGGCCATGTGTGATGAGATTGGTGTCAATAATCTATTCATCAATTCTTCGGATGAGCGTGGTATTGATACCTTGCGAACCAAGATCAAGGGTTATGCTTCTACCATTTCCCTGACCGGTGGTCGCAAGGTTATCATCCTTGATGAGGCTGACTATCTGACACCTGAAGCACAGGCTGGCCTGAGAGGTGCGATTGAGGAGTTTTCTTCTAATTGTACCTTTATCTTTACCTGTAACTTCAAGTCTCGCCTGATTGATGCTCTTCATTCGAGGTGTTCTGTTATTGATTTCAGCCTAAACAAAGATGAAAAGCCAGAAATGGCCGCTTTGTTCCTCAAGCGCATCGAACAAATCCTAACACAGGAGAAGATTACATATGATCGTCCCGCTGTTGTCAAGATTATTCAGAAGTTCTTTCCAGATTATCGTAGAACTCTTAATGAACTCCAACGGTATAGCAATTCTGGCTCTATTGATGCTGGTATTGTCTCTCAAGTTTCCGATATACGCAAGATAAGTGAACTTGTAAAAAACCTGAAAGAAAAGAACTTTGCTGAAATGCGAAAGTGGGTTGTCGTCAATTCTGATATTGAACCGGCCCGTGTCTATCGTAAGATTTATGATAGTCTCTATGAGTATCTAAAGCCAAATAGCATTCCGCAGGCTGTTGTTATTTTGGCCAAGTATCAATATCAGTCTGCTTTCGTGGCTGACCAGGAGATTAATCTCGTGGCGTGCCTGACAGAAATCATGGTGGATTGTGAGTTTGTTTAAGGAGATATAATATGGAAAATAATGTTTTAGAAATATCTGAATTTTTAAAAAGAGATCAAATTAAAATTAATGAGAAATTTATTATTTTTCATGATCATGTTCCAGAAAACTATGAAGCATTTATTTATAAAATTACTCTTGAATTTCTCGGTGATGGTCTACCTCCTTGGGGAAAAAAGAAATATTATATAGGATGGCACAAGGGATTGTTGCAGGATGTAATTACACAAAAATATTTAACTTCATCTAAATCTTTGGACGAAATAATTCCAAGAGATGATGTTAAAATACATTATGATATTTTTGCCTTCGGAACTGAAGAAGATATGGCTTCATTAGAAGTGCGTGAATTAAATAAAGTAAAAGCCATTAAAAATCCAGAATTTTTTAATAAAAACGCCGGAGGCGGCCTTTATGTAGTTCCTTCCAAGAACAATAAAAAAACAAATAAAACAAAAAACCATATTAAAAAGATGTTAGATAATGTAAGGCTCAATAATTATTCAATATCATTTTATGATAGAAAGTTACTGGTAAAATTAAAAAGAACTCAAGTTAGAGTCGAATCAATAATTATAGATCATATTAAAGAAATGATTGATAGATTAACCCAAATCAGTGATCCAACAGAGTTTGATCCTATTTGTGTATTACTATCCGAAGATGGTGATAAAGAAAAATCAATCATTATTGGTGGAAATCATTCTGCGGATGCATTAAAAAGTGTTAAAACTTTATCTGGGCTTTATGCAATAGAAGTGCCTTATGTAGATTGGAAATTATTGTCAGAATCGGAACTACAATCATTTGGAATGGCTTTGAATCCTCAGCCTAAAAAAATTAATATGCCAACATCGGTAGTTGATGCCGCTAATTGGGTTATTAATACGATTAAAGAAAAAAATCTTTATAAAGTAAACAAAAAGACGGGTGAAAGAGAACCGGATTTTACAAATCAAGAAATAACAGATTATATGACAGATATTTTAGGATTTACAGGTCATGTAAAAAGAGGAGAAGTGACCAAAAAAGCAAGAGGCCTTTGGCAACAAGACATTCATCTGAAATTAGGAGTTAATTTTTTAGATTTCAGTGACGAATCATTGGAAAATGATAAGAAACTTGAAAAATGGTATAAAAATCAAAAGAAGAGTAAAGAAGCTTATAAATATGAAATCATCAAGGCCTCAGCAGGCGATAGTTTATTTAAAAGAATTTTTAGACACCTATGCATTTTTGATGAACAAACTAATGAACCAATTGGTTTTCATGAAAAAGTTTTTGTTTTTATATATTTTCCTAGACTAGATATAGTAAATTCTGACGCATGGAAACATCAATATAAAGAATTTGAATTTTTATGTAAGAATTTTTTGAATATGCATAAAGGATTTGAAATTAGTTGGCAAATTCTTCCACATCTTTCCAGTGAGATTATACTTGACTGTTGACCTTTTCAAAGACATTATACCAGCTATACTACAGACCAAACGGCCTGTAATAACCGAAGGCAACGAGGGGGATTATGTCCCCTTCGTTGTCAATAAAGCGTTGTCATTTCACCAAGATTGCATACTCCGTGCTAATGAAATGAACAAAGTACCATCCACCGACCGTCTCCTACAGTTCCATTATCTTCTAAATACCATACGGGGTTATAAAAGACCCTTCCAGAAATGGCAGAAGAAAGAAACTATTGAGGATTTGGAGGCTATTAAAGAATACTACAAGTATTCAAACGATAAAGCCAAAGAGGCTCTGATGGTTCTGTCTGATGACCAAATTAATGAAATAAGAAAAAGATTAGACAAGGGTGGATTGAAAAATGATAAACCTAAGCGAATTAGTAGAGGTAACTCTACCAGAACCCGATAATTTCCTCAAAGTCAAAGAGACACTATCCCGTATCGGTATAGCATCAAAAAAAGACAAAACACTATATCAATCTTGTCACATACTCCACAAACAAGGTAAATATTACATACTACATTTTAAACAATTATTTTTATTAGATGGTAAGAAATCAGATTTTTCTATTGACGATAAGGCCAGATTAAATACAATAGCCAATCTACTTGATGAATGGGGTCTGGTTAAATTGACTGATGAAAAGAAAAGTGCCGATCCCGTAGCGCCTCTAAGTCAAATTAAAGTTTTACCATATAAAGAAAAAAATGAATGGACCCTGGTGACTAAGTATAGTATTGGTAAAAAAACTTAATCCGAGGAGTTATAATATGAGAAATTTACCTATGTGGTTAGAAAGATTTATTGATAGATATACCGCTTGGTTTAGGAAAGATTCCAGGCTTGTTATTAGAAATGGTCAGGATATTATAGACAATAATCTATTTTATAGTATCCATATGGCCACACCAAATCCTCAAACCAAATCTTCATTTGTAATCGACAAAGATACAAATGTAACTAATTTCCCAGAACTTACCGGAAATAATGATGTTGATATTAGTCTGGATTGGATACAAGATATCGTCAATGGCATAACCAGTTGGGTTAGTATGGATGTTTATTCACGCTGCCAACAAGTTACTGATCGTGGTGATAATCTTGGTGATGCTATATTGGTATCTGTGTATAATCCTACTGTAGGTTGCCCATACTGTATTATTCAAACTAGCGGTGGGTTTTATTGGAGTCAATCTCTTGATGAAAATAAATCTATTGACGTGCTGATGGGAGACGGCCGCTGTTTCACTGTCACAAGAGACGGCGATAGCGATGTAAAAGAATGGAAAGTTGATATATAATGGAGTTATATAATGGAAACCTTGAAGTTTTATAAGACACATCCTGAAACATATTCACCTATCTTTGCTACAAAGCAGTCGGCTTGTTTTGACATTTGCTTTTCTTCTGCTGGCAAGTCTGAGTATAAAGGCTTTAGTGGCCAGAACGCACCAATCACCAGATATTTCCGGGACACAAGAGGTTTTGTCATCATGCCTGGTGATCGAATGATGGTGCCAACTGGGCTTATTTTGGATATTCCAGAAGGTTATTCCGTGCGTGTCCATGCCCGCTCTGGTCTGTCCCTCAAGCAAGGCCTTGTATTAGTCAATGCTGAAGGTATTATCGATTCCGATTATGTAGAAGAACTATTTGTTCTAATGACAAACATTTCAGATAATCCAATCAGCATTAATAATGGTGATCGTATAGCACAGGGTGAATTGGTTAAGGTTGAACAGTATGTTCTGGAAGAAACAAGTGATAAACCAGCAACCAAGACTGATCGTAATGGCGGAATGGGCTCAACTGGCGTAAAATCTACTTGACATTTCTGACCGGATTTGTTATAAATACCACCGTCGGGATAAGGTATTAGCGTACCCGACACCGATAAGTTCCTGCCTAATGGAGGAACTTTAACATCAACACTCGCTTAACAAGGAGTTAAACATGACACTAACTAACCAACCTTTCTTCGATCCAAATACTTTTCCTAACTTCGCCAAGTCTACTGTTGGATTTGACTCAATCTTCAGGCGTCTGAACGAGCTTGCTGATGGTCTTCCCAAGATTCCAACTTATCCTCCTTACAATATCCGTAAGGTTGAGGATAACAAGTATGTTATCGAAATGGCCGTCGCTGGTTTCGGTAAGCAAGACTTGGAACTTGAACTACAGGAAGGTGTCCTTACAATCAAGGGTTCAACATCAACCGATACCGATGGTGAAGAGTTTGTCTTCAAGGGTATCGCAGATCGGGCCTTTACCCGTAAGTTCACTCTTGCTGACACCGTTGAGGTCAAGAATGCCGACCTAATCAATGGTATGCTCAAGATTTGGCTTGAACGCTTCATTCCTGAAGAGAAGAAGGCCAAGAAGATCGATATCAACGATAAAGAAACTTCTAAGAAGCAATTCCTTAGAGATTGATACCAGAAGAAAGGTGGCGGCTAATACCGCCACCTCCCACTTTCAACTTATAAGGAGAAGCAACATGAAGTTTTTTAAACTAATATTGGATATTTTTACTTCCTGGAAGTCCTATAATCGTTCTATGCGAGAACTAAACAAGATGACCGATATTGAACTCAGAGACATAGGACTATCTCGTGGTGATATTCATAGAGTGGCTGCTACCAGATCATTTTAAAAGTTTGCTATATAGTGGTGTAGTTTTATATAATGGAGATACATTATGTTTAAGTTGAATATTATTGATGAATCAAAGCCTGCATCACACCTAAATCTTGACTATCTTTCAAAATTCGGTAATGGCAAAGTCTTTATTGAAACCGGCACTTATAAGGGCGACACCGTTAAGTTGGCCTTAAGTGCCGGTTTTGAGTTTATCCATTCGATTGAACTTGACACCGAACTATATGATAAAGCCTTTGAAATGTTCAAGGATGAAGATCGTGTCAAGATTTGGTATGGTGATTCCATTGACTGCCTCAAAGAAATACTCAAGAGAATTGATGAGCCAGCCACATTCTGGCTTGATGCTCATGCCTCGGGTGATTTGAGAGGAGGCCGCTCTGGTGGTTCTCCCGTTGTTGATGAACTTAATATTATCAAGGCTCATAACATTAAGACCCACACAATCTTTATTGATGATAGGAGATTGTTTGGTTCAGCAGAATGGTCATATGTTAGTGAACAAGATGCCCTGAATATTATCAAGGAAATTAATCCTGATTATAACATAAACTTCCTTGAAGGTCATGTTCCTGGTGATGTTCTCTG